TTTAATAGTTGACCGAGGTGTAATACAAAAACCCCTTATTAGAGGTTTAGAAAATCCAGATTTTGTTAATGATGCGCAAAATTTACAAGTTCCAAATGGTAGAGATTTTTCTATAGAAAATATAAGAGAAGATTTAAGGTTGCCAGACTTTGAAAATTTTGTAATGAAAGACAATGTACCAACATACGATGATTCAGATTTAAGAGATTTAATAGCACAAAATACAACTGGTATTAATAGTGTTCCAGCCTTTGATCCTTCAGTCTTAAACCTTCCTGACTTTGGTAATTTTGCTACTAAAGATGATTTACCTATATTCAACCCACAAGATTACAGAGATGATTTTTTAAGTATTGCTAGAGAAGGCATAGACATACCAAGGTATGAAATGCCAGATGTATCACAATTTATAACAAAAGATGATTTACCAACTTTTCAAGAACCAAACTTAGATGATTTATATAAAAGACTAGATGCGTTAGAAAATCAACCAATGATTCCAAATGGTTCAGACTTTAGCATTAGCCGACCACAATTAGGTTTATTTGGTTAATGGCATCACAAGAAGAAATATTACATTCTAACGAAGCAGAGTTAATTCTAAACTCTGAAACATTTAAAGATGCAATACAAATACTTAAAGATGAATACACAAACTTATGGTTATCTTCTAAAGGAGATGATATAAGTACAAGAGAAAATTTACACAAAGCTATTAAGCTGTTGCCCGAAGTTGAAAAACATCTCCGCATTATTGTAGAGAAGGGTAAGATTACAAAATCACAATTAGGCAGACTACATAAAGTTGTGTAAACTATAAATAGTATAGTAAAATATTACTTTACATTTTAAGGAATGAATAATGACCAATAACGCAAAGCCGACTGGTTTACAAACAGATATGCAAGAGGCTGAACAGTCTTTTGAAAGTTTTTTGACTCCAGAGGAACAACCAGAAAACGAAATAGAACAGGCATCAGAAGATGTAGTCGTTGAAGAGGAAGTCATCGAAGATGATGAAATCGTTGAAGATGAAGTTGAAGAAGATGCAGAAGAACTCCAAGAAGATCAAGTAGAAGAAGAGGAGTCCGAGCAACCACAGCTATATACAATTAAAGTAGATGGCGAAGATACACAGGTTACGCTTGAAGAACTCCAAAACGGATACAGTCGCCAAAGAGATTATACGAGAAAAACTCAGGAGTTGGCCGAACAGCGAAAAGCTATAGAGGCTCAACAACAAGAAGTTTCTCAAAAAGATGCAATTTATTCACAGTTGTTACCTAGAATGGAAGCTACTTTGAAGGGCGAGTTAGAAAACGAGCCAGATTGGAATACACTTTACGAAGCAGATCCTATTGCTTATGTCCGTGAAAAGGATGTTTGGAATGAGAAAAAGCAGAAGTTACAAGCCGTGCAAGCTGAGGCACAAAGGGTTCAACAAGAATCACAAGTGGAGCAGCAAAAGAAACTTCAACAATTTGTTGAATACGGTAACAAACAACTGCTTGACCAAATTCCAGAATGGCAAGACAACGAGGTGGCATCCAAAGAAAAGATGTCAATTCGGGATTACGGTGTTAATGTTCTTGGGTATACACCACAAGAAATGGACAGCGTTTATGACTACCGAGTTTTACTTGGTTTAAGAAACGCATGGTTACAACATAAAACACAACAAGCGACTAAAGTTAAACCAACTGAAAAGAAAGCGGCAGCTCGTACCGCACGACCTGGCACTTCAAATGTTCCAAAATCTACAACTCCTGTGAAAAAAGCAAAACAAAGATTAGCTAAAACTGGCAAAGTGCAAGATGCAGCTAAACTTTTTGAACAATTAATATAAACTTTTTTTATAAGGAAAAAATATGGCTAAAGTAACTAACGCTTTTGATACATATAGCGCGACTGCTGATAGAGAACAACTAAGTGATGTTATCTATAACATTTCTCCACAGCAAACTCCGTTTATGTCATCAATCGGAAAAAACTCAATCAAGAATGTAGTTTTTGATTGGCAAACAGAATCATTACCAACTCCAAGCGGAACTGGTCAGTTAGAAGGTTTTGAACTTTCAAGAACTGCTGCGACTGCTACCACAAGAGTAAGTAATGTGGCAATGATCTCATCAAGAGATGCAACTGTAACAGGCTCACAACAGTCTAGTGATCCAGCAGGTAAAAAGTCAGAAATGGCTCATCAACTTGCTATTATGTCTAAAGCACTAAAAAGAGATATGGAAACAGCTCTCTGTCAAAATGGTGGTAAGACAACTGGTAACGCAACAACAGCTAGAAAAACTGGTGGTTTTGAATCTTGGATGAAGTCTAATGTAAGCAAAGCAGCAGCAGGCGCTCCTACTGGTGGCGGAACAGCTCCAACAGACGGAACTCAAAGAGCTTTAACAGAAGCACTTTTAAAAACTGCTTTACAGTCTTGTTTCTCTAATGGTGGAGAGCCTTCAATGGCAATCTGTGGGCCTGTTAATAAAGGAAAAATCTCAGGTTTTACTGGTAGATCACAAGCAAGACAATTTGTCGATGCTACTACAGTAGAAGCTAGTGTTTCTATTTATTCTTCAGACTTTGGAGAATTAAAAATCGTTCCATCTAACTTTAGTAGAGAAAGATCACTATTATTAGTAGATCCAGACTTTGCAAAAGTTTCTTACCTAAGAGACTTTGAATCAGTCGACATTGCCACTATTGGTGATGCTGTTACTAAAATGATAGTCGTTGAATACGGACTTGAAGTGAGCAACGAAGCTGCTCATGGAGCAGTCGTTGATTTAACAACTTCATAAGTTAGTTAGATTTAGGGTGGTGTAAAAGCCACCCGCCTTTTTATTTATGCCATTAAAACGAACTGTTACCGATCACACAACTGGCTACAAGTCAGAGTTTATTACCGAAGATGACAAGCTCGTTTATCACACCACCCAAGACGTTAATCCCGTCATTGACCACGTTAAGAAACTTAGAGATAATACAATTAAGCCTGGAAAGGATATGCGACACATCGCTGAAGTTCCAATGGTTATTTATCAAAAAGCTGTCCGAGAAGGCTGGGATAGAGATAGAGCAGCGTGGAAGAAGTGGTTAAACAATCCAGACAACAACGTATTTAGAACATGGCAAGGTAAAGTATGACTTATGCAGAATTAAAAACTAATATCGCAAATTACTTAAATCGTTCAGATTTAACGTCATACATTGACACCTTTATTGACAGCACCGAAGCTGAACTCAATAGAAGATTACGCACAAAAGAAATGATTAAAAGAGCTACTGCAACAGCAGATAGCCAATACTTAACTGTACCGACAGATTGGCAAGAAGCCATCAACATAGAAATTACATCTAATAACTTTTCACCATTGTTTCAACAATCCATAGAAAGTTTAGATGTATATAGAAAAGCAAATAATAATATTACGGGCCAACCCATTTATTATGCAATGGTAGATGATTCAATAGAATTAGCACCAACTCCTGACAGTTCTTATACCCTACAGCTCACTTACTATGCTAAAATAAATGCGTTAAGTGATTCTAATACAACTAACTTTGTTTCAACGGATCATCCAGACGTTTATTTATATGGTGCATTAAAACACGCCAGTATATTTTTAATGGAAGATGAGAGAATACCTTTATTCACTA